AGCAGCGCCAGTAGTCAATACAACCTCACTAGCATTAGTAGCTGCATAGTCAGTGCCATCAACTAGTTTGACACCATTTAGAAACACATCAATAAAACCTACAGTATACCCAGCAGTGCCAAAAGTTGTTTGAGAAGCAGTCGCTGTAAACGTCTGTCTTCGTTGAGTAGCTTGAGGTGCTGGTACTGTGCCTATATATCCTGCCATTTAACTCACCAAAAATCCTGAAAAAACAGAGCCATCTCTTAAAGTAGAGCTTGTATCACCAACTACTTGAAAGCGAACTGTAACTACATCATTAGCAGTTAATGGGAAAAGTGCGCTATTTTGTGCTTGTATGTAATTACCACCTTGAGGATCTTCTAGATATCTTGCAGAAGTATCTTCGTGACCGTTTATAACAGATCCGTTTATAAGAAGATGAGCATCTACATATGAAGCTCCTGTTACGCCTACTAAGTTAATTTGATACATTAACATGTAAATACCAGTAATAGGAACAGTATATTGTCCTTGGCTACCAGTTATTGCAGCACCACCACCAACATTAATTCGTATAGTATCAGGTAAAAAAACTGTAGCACTAGAATAGTTTGCAGCAGATCCCTCTACATTTAACTCCATTTTAAATGCTGGTTTAGCTGGTTGTAATATTCTACCACTGCTATCAATAGTCAAAGCCGAAGTGCCGTTTTTACTTTGTATCTCATCAACTTTAAGAATGGAGGTCATCAGCTATCCTTACGGTTTTGTAGGCCAAGTCACATCGTCTAATGACGTTGCGCTATCTGTTATATCTCTCAAATCCTGACGATATTTTGTCTGTGCTTCAGTCATAGTTCTGTCTGACATAGCCCACCAATCAGTCTCACCTAGTCGTATATTACGTTCTTCTCTCAACAAACGCATAGGTTCAGCAGCTACTAGCTCTGCTTTTTTGGTAGACACTTGTGACCAAGTAACACCAAAGTCATTAGGGTTAGAGCTTTCTATTGCAGAGCCATCAGCAGTTTTGCCAGTGACCTTGTAGAACATAGCAAGCCATTCTTCTTCTGTTTCTGGCTCTCCACGAAGTACCCATTCGTCTATATTTAGTTCTGTTAGTGCTATAGCTATGGAGGTCATTGGGCTATCTCCAATGCTTGAATTGAATGAATACTTTCTTCGTACCATGAAAGATATAAAAGGCCAGCTGATGCAGATAGGCCACTTGCTCTTTGAGCTTGTATTTTAAAAGTTAACTGATTTGTAGCAGAGCATTGAAATACGCCACTACAAGTAAGCATAGGTGAAATCAGAGAATACCCTGTACCTCCTTGTATACCTGCAAAATCAAAACGACTAACTTCTGTTGAAGAACCGTTCTCTAAACACCTAATGTCAATTCTTGCATTTGTAGCTCTCGTGATACCTATTACTGTGTTAACAAGAACTAATATTTTACTTGTAGCAAACTTAGGAGTTATATTAACTGATAAACCTGTATCAGTAAAAGAAGAAACTGTAGCTGAAGTAGAAGCTCCAGCCATAGTAGAATTTTGCATCTGAACTATACTACCTACAGCTTTAAATTTACCAGCAGCAACATCTATAGCTGTATTCTGGCTTGGCTCCAAGGTATCAACAAATAGTGTACTCATAGTATAGTCAAAGTCCCTGTAACCGTTACGTTAGCATTTATTGTTACTGGTCCAATGACTGCTGCATTTCTGCCTGACAACACAGTTACATTTTCATCAATCGAGTCATCGTTGCTTAATACCCCATCATATGTAACGTCACCTGTTACCGTAATAGAGTCGGTGTTTGATACTGAGGTAGGACTAACAACTCCAATATATCCAGCCATTATGTTTGCTCCAATACGCTAAGTATTACATCGATGCTGTTAGCTGCACTTGACTCAACAACTACATTATTCCCAGCCTCTAATATTATTTTGCCGCCCAGCGCATCGAGCGCCGAGCCAGCAGGAATAGGAACATTCTTAACAATGTGGGTGCCATTCAACAGAACATCACCAGTCACCTGAGCAGCAGAAGTATTAGCAAGGTTAAGGCCAATCATTACAGACGTAGTGCCACTTGGAACTGTATAAATACTTTGACCAGTTGTTCCTATAGAAGCCTTAGTATGGTTTTTAAATGTATTAGCCATAACCTGTCCTTAAGCTACATCGTCAAGTAAAGCGCACACTATGCAAGTTACTGTACCAGCAGAACTGATAGCGTGTATGTCAGCTACAGTTGCGTTGGGTACACGTAAAGCTGCTGCTTCAGATGGACCTAGGTGAATACCGTCTGCTGTAGTTGGCCCAGCAGTACCGCCATCTAGAACTATGTATACGCTTTCAGCAGAGTCAGTATTCTTTACATATAAAAACTTTACCTTGTCACCTGTAGCTATAGCTGTTGGTGCGGTGTCATCGTCCACGGCCGTATAGTCAGTGTAATAGCCAGCCATTAAGTCTGTGCTTGCGTTACTTACGCTTGTTAGTTTATAGTACCATTTATCGTTTCCATCCGCTGGACTTACCGTCATCGAAGACGAAAACGTCTTTTGTATTTCGTCTGGCAACACCGTTGCCGAGACTGTTACTACTGCATCATCAGCCATAATTATCTCCTATTTTGAGCTGTGTTACCATTGATCACCCAAGAGCAATCGCCAGAGCAAGGGCTTCGTCTGAAGCTTGCTGAAGTGTAATTCCGTCTGTTATTCCTAAGTTTATCTTTGCTTGAGTAGCAGTTATTGCTCCTGTACCACCATTGGCTACAGAAACAGGAGTTGCTACATTTATAGCTACAACAAAATTAGAACCATTATATACTTTAAATATATTGTCTGTTGTATTATAGTATAGAGTACCTGCCTGTAAAGCGTCACCATCGTTATCTACACTAGGGTCTGAAGCTTTTGCACCTAAGTATATATCTGTAAATTGATCTAGTGCTAATTCTGCTGCATCAGCATTTACTTTTGTTTGTGCTACAATGTCTTTACCAGACTGATCTGTAATACTTTTGACATTAAGTATGTCATTACTATTCATATCAAAGTCAGCAGTCATAGTGTTAGGTGTGCTGCCATCCCTTGATATAGTATTATCAAAAGCATTTCTTAATGCTTCATAGTTAGCGTTCAGTGTTGTAACTGAAGCAAAGCCTGAAGTGATTGTAGTTACTGTTGGTTTCTTAGCCATGCCTAGTTAACCTTCAATCCTAGTCGTTGTGCATCATCCTGTAGTATTGACAATGCTTGTTTATTTTCTTCTTCTCGTTCTTTAGCTTGTAGTTTTTTCTTAGCTTGTGAGGCTGTATCGTTATCTAACCAGCCTTTGTCCAATAGAAGTTTAGCTGCTGAAAAAGAACTTCTTCCACCAGTTTTCATTTCTTCTGCTATAGATTGGATTGCTTGTGATTTGATTTTGACAACTACTTCTTTTCTCCACTGGTTAACGTGAGGTCTTAACTGAGGAGCTTCAGATATAGTTTTCCATACATCCCAAGAACCAAAAACCGCCTGAGCAAACTCATACTCAGTCGGATCGTTTGGAACCATATTTATAAATAACTGTTGTAAGGACACATAAAGTTTACCTTTGACTGTTATGTCTTGTTCTTTTGTTGTGAAGATAACGTCAGTGGTGTCGTAGTATGACAACTCATAGAATAAACTTTTAGTTCTACACTTGCCATTTGGACCTTTTAGTTGGCTCATTGTGAATAATGGCATACAGTATAAATCCTTTTAATTAGTACAACTGATTCGAATAGTAACAGGTTTCTTTTTGTTTGTCAAGCACTTTTGCAACATTTTTCAAAAAAATTATATTTTTTATATTTTATGCTTGACAGATGTGTAAAACATTGGTATAATAAATTATGCCTTGGGGCGGCTATAGTGTATATTATATATAATTAATAATAATAATATGTCAATAGTATCCTAAGGACACTTTCGTTTTCTCCTTCTGGCTCACTCAGGTAAATACTGGGTGGGCCTATTTTTTTGCATTAGTGAAATTTTAGTGAGATAATTTTTTGTCACATTGTACATACATACGGATACGCAACCCCCCTTGTGCCTACCTCTTGTGATCACAAAAGTTTACCCCACGCCATGCAATGTGATCACAAATGGATAAACCTTAGTGAAACATAAGTGTTTTGTATGGGAAATGTGATCACAAACGCCTCACCAAAGCTAACCCACTGTTTTTACTGACAATGTTATGTTATAACACTTGAGTTTTACTTAGGTCAATAATGCTGACGTTTTCCCAGTCAATAGGTAAGCATTAGTGACCTATTTATTTTTTATATATATACTGTGTCGCTGATTGTTGGACACAAGAAAATATATAAAATAAAAAACCTTTTGTTTAAAAACAATGACTTACAGTAACTTTGAAAAAATCTTTAAAATTCTGCTTGCAATATCGTTTTGAATATCGGATGGTAGATACATCGAAAGCGACAAGTTAGCTTAAAGAGTAAGTTTAAAAACTCTTGATCCTTTAACTAACAGCGTCCTTAGACAGCTACGGTGAAATGCCCTAGCAAATACTAAAGACTAAACTAAGACTAAAAAATAAATACTTGACTAACAAAACTAAAACTGAAAGACTGAAAACAAGCCCTAGTGAATAGATGTTCACAAGCTGACCAAATGAACGGACTAAGGAACCGTAGCTGTCCAATGGAAGTGACGTGGAGTAGCAGCAGAAGGTGTATTGAAACCATACGCTATAGAACGGTAAAATACATTAGTCCGTCATTAGGAGAGAGTGTCTTTTTCTTGGACACATAAGCAGCTAATTTAGGCCAACCTAAACTTATGCTTGACATATGGGTTGCTTGTGTGTCTTACTGAAAAGATAAGGAGTACTAACTATGACTAAAGGTGAAAAGATAATTGCTAAACTACAAGATGTATTTATGCTTGTATCAGTTGGTAGAGAAGAAGTAGCAAGCAAACTATTGCAACAAGTGTTTGATGAGTTACAAGAGGTAAAATAAATGACAGTACACATAAGTAAAATGACTGGTAAGCTTGAGGGTTTTCAAGCTATCAGTACCAATACCATGTCTAACCCTTATTGCATCAAACAAAATACATCGGGTAAAGCTGATAATATATGCACCAAATGTTATTCTCACACGATGCTCAAAAGCTATCGCAAGAATATGCAACCTTCATTACAACTTAATACCGAATATTTGTCTAATAAGGTGCATGACCCTGAGTATCTACCTGTAATCAATCAAGCGTGGTTGAGGTTTAATGCTCATGGTGAACTTATTAACTTGACACACTTAGAGAATCTCAATCGTATAGCACGTAAGAACCCTCATTGTACCTTTGCGTTATGGACTAAGCGTAATGATTTAATAAAAAAGTATTATGATAAACGTGAGAAACCAATAAACCTTATTCTAATCTTTAGCAACCCAAAGGTTAGCACAATTATGTCTAAACCACCAAAACATTTTGACAAGACGTTCAATAATGTGCTAGAGCATGAGTACCAAGACAAACAGAATTGCACTGGTCAAAAGTGTAAAGATTGCAGAATATGTTACACGATAGGTAATCAAATAAATACTATCGTAGAAAAAGTGAAGAAGTATTAATTAAAGGAGAAAACTATGCAAGAAGAATGGAAACAAGTACCAGATTTGTTACACAAACTAACGCCAGAACAGAACGATGAATGGGTAGGCAAGTACCTAGTGTCTAACCTTGGTCGTATAAAATCTATCAAGAATAAAAACAAGATACTTAAACCGTCTAAACTTCAGACAGGTTATCTAGTTTTATCTACTAAGATAGGTGGTCGTGAAGGTAAATGTTTAGCCGAGAGAATACACAGACTTGTAGCTATAGCATTTATACCTAACACAGAAAACAAACCAGAGGTGAACCATAAAAATGGAGATAAAGAAAACAATACTGTTTACAATTTAGAATGGTCGACACCTAGTGAAAACTCATTACACTCCGTACACGTTTTAGACAATAAGCCTCAGAAAGGTTTTAAAAATCCACTAGCTAAACTTACTGAAGAACAAGCATCTTATGTTAGATTAAAGTATAAACCTAAACATAAGTTGTTTGGTGCTAGGGCTTTAGCTAGAGAGTTAGGTGTACACCACTCAACTATACTAAAATATAAAGGTTGACATACAATGCCATATATGAAAGAACTACCTCATGGCAAATGGGTAGTCTATGATGACAAAGGAAAACTAGTCATCATGTCAAGAGACAAAAAGATTTGCCTAAAACAAATTGAAACCTTAACAACTAAGGAGAAAACAAATGATTGACTATACTACACATACTGAGCACTTCAACAAAGCAGAACCTTTTACTTACAACTATAAGTTTATTGATGATGCTATCAAAGAGTGCTACAACAATGGTTACACAATGCAACAGATAGCTGATGCTTTACGTGAGCCAATCAACAGGGTTGCTTATCGTGTAACTCTACTACAAGCAGAGGGTGAGATTGACTACAAGCTAAATACTACACGTGCTTACTTGACACGAACTTACTTCAAGCTTAGAAAAGATTTACAGGAAGTAGAAACTCAACTTAAAGGATAGAGTATGAGTGATAAAAAAACTGAAGGGATAGCTTCGGTTATCCCTATAAACCAGTACTACAATGACATATCAAAGATCATTGATGATGCTGAATGGATGGGTGATGATGAGACAGTAGACTTATACTTGCCTGAGAAAGAACAAATAAAAAGAGACATGGATGATGGTGAGCTTTGGTATCCTAACTTCTAATAGTACCCTGTCCAAGGACAGCCCTAGTATACCAACATTTTCTGATTTGTCAAGAAAAATTTTAAGGAGTAACTATGTATAAGAATATAACTACAAACAAAACACTTGGTTACACTGAGGATCAGTGGGGTCAACTCATAGAGGGTAACGGACTACTGTTGACTTGGTTCATTGAGTGGAACAAAGGTGACAGACAGGAAGCTAATATCTTGGAGTTCTTTGCTCGTAAGTATCAACAGTCATCAGGTGGTGAGCCTTATCCTATGGGTGGTAAGGTGGAACTCGATGGCAAGTACGTGTCACGTGGTGACGATCCTCTGGAGCCATACTTCCTGATCAATACTGATGATGGCGTTGGGTACATCTACCCTTACGCATTCGTTGCACTGCCTAAGAAAAAGGGTGGGCATACTGTAGTGAGGATGGACTAATGGAAATAATAATTGATTGCGGAGACAAAGAACTAGCAAAGGCTATAGCTGATAAACTATCTGAAGAAACAGGCGTAGCCAGAGATAAATTTAAGGAGAACACAGATGAT